GCCGCGGGTATTGTTACCCCCTCGCGTGGGGGCCTACGTATATTTACCGACCCCATGGCGGGGTCACCCCAGGTCGTTACTGGGGAGGCCTATAAAGGCCTAGGGGGAAATTTACCCCCCAACCTTGCGTTTAGCTTGGGGTCGCTTCGCAGGTTGAGCCCCAACTGAACGGGGGGCTGAAGGCGCAGCGCGAGGAGCGCGCTGACGTCGGCCTCTCTCAACAGCTTGTTGTATCACAGGACGCTGTTGGGAGGCACGGACCCGAGCAGATGCCATGGGTGCCACTTTACCAAGCACGGTGCCAATGGCACCGGCCGCAGGAAAAAAGGGAGTCAAAGCTGCACCTAGCATAGGGGCCACAGAACCCAAATGAGCCAATAAATCGGCAAACCACTCACCCATGGGGTTGTCGTCAACTCGACATGCAACGGGCATATCGACGATCAACCGAGAGTACAACTCCAAAGCCACAGGATCATACGGTGGCGAAGGTCGAGCCAGAACTAACAAATTAGGATCAGAAGTGGCAGGGGCTCGCTCAAAGTAATACCGAGCAGTGACCCGTAAAGTGGAGTTGACATTCAAACCGGAAAAGATGCATCCATTCAAGTCAAAAGGCAAAGAATGGTTGCAGGGTCCGGTGGTGGTGGTGGTAGAATTGGGAAGATAACACAAACGAGGCGTATCAGTGGCTAATTCATTCGGGGTGGGTGTTGACATCAGACCCGCATACTTTGGGGTGGGAACAACAAACCCATTTTGAGTGGAATTCATAGTAGAGATGCTGTACACCCCATCAATCGCGCCCCACGTCCTTGAATTAGGGAATAACGTGGCAGTGGCTGTGGTTGAAGGGGGTAAAGAACCAAACTCAGTGGGGACATAGGTTGTGACTGAAGGAAAATACATAGTCGATTCGGACACCACACTGGGTGCACGATAACTCACAACAGACCCCTGCTTGTAAAGCTCAGCAGTGGTATTAACAACCTCAAATCCGGCTGCAACCAAACGGGTGTAGCCGGCAAAGAAGGAATCAGGAAAAGAAATTTGAGGAGTAGTTGAACCAACTGCAGAGGCTCGCCAATCAGCACCATTAGGCACCGAAATGGCATTAAAACCAGCAAAGAGTTGAATTCCAGTGCCATCTTGGGACACTACTCCGGAGTTAACGACTAAACTCCGGAAAAACACAAGGGGTGAGACCAAATCAAAAGACGGTGTACAAGGATTCATGAACACATGACAATCCCAATTGCCAAGGACACCAGTAGGAACTGCAACATCGGCAGACAAGGTGACACATTGAGTGATGGTACTAGATGTTAAAACATCAGGGTAACCATCACAGACAATAGGGGAGTCATGAAAAGGATCAGAAGCCACCACGAGCCAATTGAGGCCCCCAGGTGTTAAAGTTCGCGATTTAACCATACTTTCAAGCATAGTGCGAGCACGACGCGTTGAATAGCTGGTTGGAAGGACAGAAGAAGATTGCATTTTTACAGCCCGCCCCTGAAACATATCAGGTTCCAAACGACGTGTAAAAGAAACACAACGTATGGTGCAAATGGGCGGGCCCACCAAAAAACCAAGTGCATGACGAACGGTAAAATTCGACAATGCGAAATGCTTTCAAACAAGGCCACAAAAATGGCCAAGTTAGGGCACAAGGTGAAAGCTAACTCCTCACAAACAACAGCTATGATTTGGGAGGGAACTTCAACTGAACGCGAACTGACAATTTGTACGCCAGGCAAATCCTCAACCCGAAGTTTAACAGCTTCAGGGGACAGCGACAGGGGACTATTGTCAAACCCCAAATCAACTAAAACCATGGCATCCAAAACTGGATGTGAAATAACATATGGTATAGATTGAATAGCTAAAATGGCATTGTGGCAATGAAGAATAGCTTCAACGTCCACGCCATACAGCAAAGAAAATTGGTGAACACAGACCTCAAACGACAAACCTGAAACATCATAGGCAGTCATAACATTGCTATAGGGGTCAATGACGCCATCTACCTCAACTGCTCCAGCAGTGAGACGGAGGACAACTTGGACCATAGCACCAATGATCGGCAAATGAGAATAATGTCGTAATCCCATAGCGACGGTGTGTACATAATCACGAGCGTCAACGACCTGGTTGGGTGAGGTGCACCAAAAAAGTTTCGACAAAGTTCGACCCAGTTTTGGGATGAAAAAATATTCACACCCATTAAAAACTGGCCGCATTGACAAGAAACCACAACAAACCGCATGTTTTGACATCGTAAAAGTTAACCCGATACCAAAACGCAAAACATGATCGCGATATTGTTGCCACCATAACAGATAATCCCCATCCCCATCAACTACAAATAGGAGATCATCTGATTTATTAAACACACAGTACCGAAGAGGAGACCTGAAAGCCTGGTCAATCACCTTCATATGGGCAATGTGGTTTAAGGTGGTCCAAGGCCGGCCACTAGGAATGCCGGACCTGGAAAAATACTTCACACCGTGCCGGGAAAAACCAACAACGTCACGGGAGTGTTTCATAATCAACAGATTAGAATCACTAAAGCCAGCCTCTTGGCACAAGCCAATAAACTTGTTTTTCCAGAGGGGGCTTTGCGAAGCATCCATTGTGTCACCATCAGCTTCAATGAACACTGGGTTCCTGAAGGTGGACACAACGTGCGTGAAAGAGGAGTTTAATTCCAAGGGGGTCAAATCATAATTCACTATGAAACGACGATGGTTAGGATCTGGTAGACTCAAAGCATGCGCAAACGAGCTACAATCAGGACCTAAAGCCATATTCATCTGGGGGGTTCCAGACTGAATACACCGAGGACGAATGGAAATGGGGTCACTACGGACCCCTTTAACCATATTCTCACGCTTAACAAAAGCCTGCATTTTAACCACACCAGCCATATCTTCGAACTCAACCAACGCTCGGGAGTAGAACTTACGCTTGGGACCAGGCTTGGACATCAACCACTCGGTTGGGTCATCATCACGAAAAATGCCAGCACAATTGACCATGCGAAAAGACGCATAGGCTAAAGTGGCATAAGGCACATCAACAGGTTTAACATCACACGTGACCCGCATAGTAATTGCGGCCAATTCATTGTGACAACAAGGACGGCAAATGACAGGGACCCAATGATGGATCCCAATACCCAATAAGGCGCTACCAACAGTAGGGTAGCACACATTGTCAGCCTTACTGACAAACCGAGCAATTGAGTCAGGTTGCTGCTGGGGTTGAACAAAGTCACCCACACAATGAGAAGCAGTAACCAATATGTCGGTAGGACCACTGTCCGGAAAATCCTGGACAGAGTCAGAAAAGGTCAAATCAGGGTTTCTAACAACCTGCTCCTTAAAATGTTGCAAAGCACCAGACAACGAGCACCGCTTTAAAAAAGCAACAGGCGCACACAATAAAGTTGAACCGGCAAAGCAACGAGAAAAATTAAGGGGGGAGAACCCGGCGTCCAAAAAAGTTTGAGCGACACTAGTAACACCGCGTTGCCACAAAGAACTCATCGTGGTCAAAGCAGGAACTGCTCGCCACAACGACTTTGATACCTTAAACAACACGGGGACAGCTGCCACTCCAAAGGACCATACCACTCTTCCTAATACAAAGGTGTTCCAAAAAACAGATTTGACATTACGGAAGGGACCTAAAATCACGGAAGTCACACCATTAACGGTAAATAGCTTTAAAAGGGAGTGGAGAATATAATCGCATATGGCAGTGCTATAGTAACCCAAATGGTAACTAACCCACCATGTGACCAAAACCGTCACAATAACCCTAAAGGCAAACCAAGCATCTCGCCGCATCCGAGCTACAATAGTAGCAAAGGACAAAGGAAGGGCAGATGCCACTGAACGTAAAACAACAGCCACAACCCAGAGTGGAAACTTCAGAACATTAAAGAGGAACCTCTGAAGCAACACCCAACGGCTAGGCTGAGAAACGGGGGAGGACAAAATGTTGTTGTGTTGGACTATATCACCAGCACACAACTCCATGATTTGGCCAGCTTGGAGAGTGGATCGGGCAGCAACCTTAGCAGCCCGAGCACAAATCACACCATAAGAGGCGTCATTAACATCAGCATAATGAGCCATAGAAACTCCATGGTGTTCCAAGAGGCGAATGAGTTTAGTAGTTGCCGCTGTGAGGTTGGGACCAGAGATGGTCCGAGACGACCACCAACCAACCAAATCACAGAAGACCGACATAGGCAACATGACGGGAACACCGTCAAAACTAAACCAACGTGCACCAAACACAGTAATGTCAGCCTTTATTTCAGCCAAGGCTGGCACAACCTGAGCAGCCCAAACAACCGGGGGTGCAAATAACATTCGGTTGGGCTTAGTCGTCGTTGGCACACGACGAAAATGAACCTGGGTGTGGCCCCAGGGTTTATTGCAGACATTCCACGCCATTGCTCCATTGGACCCAACATAAACGTTGGTTTCCAAAATCCAATCAATATTTGGATGCTCATAGCAACGGGGGTCTACTTGATCACTCAAAACAATTGAAGAGTCAGGAGTGCGATACCATTTCAAATCGTGGATGGCTCCACCAGGACCTTCCATGAGGTGCAAAACCGCAACCAAACCATGTCGAGCCCTCTGTACAACAGAACAGACATCATCACGAGATAAATAGTAAATTGAATGGATGGACAAAAACGCGAGGGGAGACGAACAATCATCACAGTTCTCAGGAAAACTACAATTACAAGCTGCCATGGGACTAACCCTAAATTCATCAGCAGCATCAATAATAGGCATAGTACAACGAACTAAAGAACCACTCGGGTGGTGTTTCCACATAGAGGGTTTACCACCAATGTCCACAACGTATTCTTTACAAATCAAGCGCATTTCAAGATCTACCTTCTCAACAGAACAATGGAAGTCATGGGAGGCGCCAGAAAGAATACTGTCTAATGCTCGAAACGCCGCCACAGTTCTAGTAACGTGGGCAACAGGATGCGGGCACTGAACCAAGACGTCAATGGGGACAAACACAGCCCCAGGGACGGCTTGCTGAAGCACATCTTGCATAACAGGAGACATGCTAACAGAAGGGAAGGCATATAAACCATTGTGAACCAAGGGAGCCTTCAAAATACCAGCGATACCAGGATGAGCAACAAATAGTCCACGAACACCAGCCTCACCATAATGAGGGGGAAGAACACGGGACTTAGGAATGACTTGATAATCTTTATAATCTGGTTCAATGGTTTCAAAATCTTCAACAACCTGAATAGGATTAGCTGTTTCACTCAGCTTGCGAAGAATGGCCACCTGATGGAGGGATGCATTGCGATACAATGAAATGGCCCTACCTAAAGACGAGGTGTCCAAACCACCAGGAACGGTGGCTACTTTTGCCCCACCTCTACGTTTTGCAATAGCCTGAAACTGAAGAGCCGGGACCTGCTTAAACAAACGTTGAGCATCGGAAAATTCAGTAGGAGTTAGAACGGGGGTTTTACGGGACTTGGGATCGACAAACTTTTCGCTAGGTGACACAGAGTCACTCGACTGACTGCGAGGGGAAGGCGGGGAACGGGAACCGCGACCACGAGGGCCACGACCACGACCACCGCGTTGGGCTTCGCGAGGCTTAGGTTTGTCAATAACTATAACAGGGGTTTCAACAACAGTTGGAGCCACTATCAAACTAGGAACTAGAGTATCC